GTTGGACACAGCTCCAAGCTTCAGCAACTGTATGAGTCTAACCATCCCTCCCTTCCTCTGGGACTGGGTCTTTATGATGCCTCGGACTGGGAATATGCCACTTTTCTGCCTCATCTGGATTTTGATTACGGAGCAGATATTTTGGCTCTCATATCGGATAAAGCACTATCTTACAAGAGATCTGAAGTGGATAACTCCTGGTTCGGCCGTCTGCCCTTCAAACCTAAACGAGCAACCTCCTCTAATAGGGTTCTTGAAGAGTTGCTCAAAAGGAAGGAACTAGACATGCGTGGGATCTGCGATCGCGTCTCTAAACGTGACATACCATTTGACTGGAAGATTGTGTCCGTGTGCCCCAAAGAACGGGAAATGAAGCTTGAACCACGAATGTTTGCGATGATGGTACTTGAGATGCGTTCTTTTTTTGTGCTGACCGAGAAGAACTTGGCGGAGGGGATATTTTCTTACTTACCAGAACAGACGATGACAAGTGGCAAAGTCAAATTGACCGATAAGTTTTTGGACCTCACGGGGTCGCTTCACAAAAAGGACGAGGTCACCGCGATGATTGAGATTGATTTCGAGAGGTGGAACCTGAAGTTCGACAAGAGGACGGTAAATCCAACGAGTACCAGATTCGATCAGATATTCGGTACGGATCATCTGTACGACGTAATCCATGAGTTCTATGAAGAATGTCTAATCGTTCTGCGTCACGCATCCTTTACCCCCAACCTTAAGCACCATACTAAGGGAACCATCCCTGACCAACCTGGAGTCTGGAACGGGCACCCAACCGGCATGGAAGGGATATTTCAAAAGGGATGGACGGCCATCACAATATGCATCATAATGGCTGCTCTATGGCAATATGGGCTTAGGTACAGGATAACCGCCCAAGGAGACAATCAGGTGATATTTGTCACTATCCCCAGGGCAGCCGGCGAGAGTGACGATCAGTTCGCTAGTAGAATCCGGGAACTCGTCAAGCGTATGAAGATGTCAATTTCCGAGTTTGCAAGGAATGTCGGCCATAGTGTAAAACCGGAGGAGTGTTCCGAGTCCACTGCATTCACGTCTTACGGGAAGGAGCTCTGGTACCAGGGACGAGTCCTGTCCACCTCTGTAAAATCCATCTCCAGGATGATACCTTCTACTACCCCTGACAACCCCAGTGGATTTCAGATGTTA